ATACCAACAGTTTGTTCAACACCACCAACTTTAGAATTGAGTTTACCCATTTTTTTCATTCTCAATCTACAACTTGAGTGAAACCCTAAGGCCTTACCACCTGATGTAGTGTATGGGTCTCCAAACGATACACCCATTCGAACTCTTAATTGATTTGTAAATACTACTAATATTCGTTCCCTACCAATAAGATTTGTAATCTTTCTCATTGCTTTTGAAATAATAATAGCCTTTTGAGTAGCGTAACCAGCTTGGTCGTAGTCTGCAGATAATTCAACTTTTGTCGTTGCTGCTGCAACTGAATCAACTACTATTGTTACCAATCTGTCTTTGTCTGATTTCCTTACCGATTCTATTATAGAATCCATTGCATCAAAAATGTCCTCTACAGTTTCCATCGGTATGTATAATAATTTAGCCGTATCAACACCAAGTGCTTCCAAGAATTCTTGGTTGATAGCATTTTCAGTATCGATGTATACTGCCAACCCACCTTTCTTTTGTGTATTGGCTAGTGTATGTGCTGCTAATAAAGATTTTCCACTCGCTTCTAAACCCGTAACCTCTACAATTCTGCCGACTGGAAATCCACCATTTGGTCTGTTTGAGATTGCTAAGTCTAACATATCATCTCCGGTGGACACCCACTCTGTTAAATCAGTGGGTGTCTGCTCGGAGCCATCTAAGAAGTAAGCTACTTTATTGCCTTTAAATTTCTTGTTTAAATTATCAGCAAGAAGTGCCGATAATTCATCACGATTTGTTTTTTTAGACATAACTTAATTTAAATGGGTTAGATTAAAATGGTAACTCGTCAACTGTTGTTTCAGAATTTGATGTATCCTTTTCATTGAATAGAGAATCAAATGCATCTTTTACATCACCTGCTTTTGCAGTCGCAGTGTCTGTTGATGTAGTGGTAGGTGTTACCTCTGCATCTTTTTCCTCATCAACTTTTCCAGTTTCTAACCATTTTTCTAAAAATCCTTTCAACTCATCATAGGAATGTTTCTTAAACATACCTGGTAGTTCAATTTGGTCGTTTACCTTTTCAAGAATTTCCTTATCTTCACTAATAGGTGTTTGATTAGGTTTAACTCTAATGTAAGTTTCTGGNAAGTTCGTACCAAGTTCTTTGGCAGTTTTGAACTCAACTGTGATATCTCTACCACCAACTGGGTCTGTTAGGTCACCATAATCTGGGTCTGCAAAGAATCCAAGTAATTCTTTATATACAGTTTTACCAAATCCCCAAAATTTAACTCCCTCTGATTCCTCACCTCTAACGATAACGGGAACATAAGTTCTCATTTTTGGAAACAAGTCTTTTGATAAGTTCCAATCATCTCTGTTACCAGTTGCACGAAGTTGGTCAGCGAACTCTATAAGTGGGTCGGCTTCTCCAAACGTTCTTGGTGATAGAAGATTTTTACCACCAAATCCATAGTGGAAAAATAACTCAATAAAAGGGTTTGATGAATTGTGAGTGTAGGGTACAATTCGAACTTGTTGTTTACCTGGTTTTGGTTTCCACAAGTTGTCTGTTCTTTGAACCTTGTTCTGCAGGCGGTTCAGCCTGTTTCTGATTGCATCTAAGTCGATTGCCATGGTTTATCCAATTTTTAATTGTTAAGTAATATAATAGTTAAATATACGAATTATCTTTTAATTATCCAAATTTTATTTGATATTTTTAATATTTATTTTCAATTTTTAATCTGTTGATTATACTACCATCGTCATAAGTAGTTGATTCTATGTATGTTCCAACTGGATTAGGAATTGATTGACCTAATATATTATAATAAATTATTTTTTTAGGTTTGGGTGAATCGTTTCTTGAATGGCAATATATCGTATTTGATATATCTTCATCTAATTTTAATCTGTAGTAATTATCCTTATGATGTGTATAGTGGTTATACTTTAAGTCTGTTGAATATATTTCGTTTAGCGTAGTCCAATCTGAATATCCATTATTACTCCACTGCAATTCTATATCAGTTGAATCGGAAACGGATGCTAATAGTTCAATCCCATTATCTAATGTATTACAATTAAAATTATATAAATCAATAGGGAAAATTTGAGTTCGCATGCAATCTATGTTTATATAATCAATATGAACAAATTGTAATGACGTACTGCCAGATGTGCCTGTTAAGAAATCAAACGAAAATAACTGTGTATTGTTGGGAACATATACATACCACGTTCCAGTGGCAGGTACGACTACACCATTCCATGTACCATTATACCACCAAAATTGTAATTGGTCTACTAGTCTTATTGACATATCAGAAATCTCAAACTGAACGTATACAGAATCACACCCATCGTTTAAGAATTTAGTTCCATAGTTAGGTGATTCAAACGAATACCATTGTGAGTTTAAGTAATTAAATGTACAATTATAACATAAGTGAGTGACATGTGCACACATATCGGGTTGTAGTGTTACGGCCGACCATTCTCCTGGTGCTCCAATTGATACAAAATCATCAACAAGTGGATATTGTGCGGATACTACTCCAAAACAAAAAACGAGTTGTAGAGTAATTATATAACTTTTTATAATTTGTGTTAATGTTACCATATTTCTTTAATTTAATTCTATAACCTTATCAATTTTTAACTTTCCCATATTAAACCATGCTGTAGACTCTACATCCCACCCATATAAATTATCATTGTATAATGCACTATTACTAATATGGACTGCATCATATTTTTTACTAAGGGATTTCCAATCCAACCACTTATTCTCTATACTACCATGCTTTACATCTCTTGGGAATTTTTCATATACGTTTTCATAATCTCTATCACTTTTTATATGTAAGATTCTTCCACCCGTTGATTTTAAAAGTAAAGCTGATACCAATTCACCACCCCATGAAAACCCATATTTAGCAAAATCAACCCAATCAGAACCTCTCGCATTATGTGTTGAAGTCCAAAACGCCCCTTTCGGTTTATTTATATGCTCCCAGGAACTGATTCTCAATTTACCTTTGGGTATTTTAGTTAAATCTATTTTGCCGCCTTGTGGTGCAAATAATTGATTTTTAAACTCAAATAATAAATCTTTTAATTTAATCATTCATATCCTTAATTTACATCTATTATTCTAAATAACTTAGTTTTCATTACTTTATAACCATCTCCATCTGTTAATACCATAGAGTTTCTATAACCATTCCAGTCAATTTGATATGACTTATCTAAAATACCATTATTTAAATCTATAATCAATCTGTTCAATGCATTTATCGTGTACATAGTGTTAGTTTCTTTTTTTCTATGTACCATTATAGTATTTGATAGAAATCTAACATTTGCATTTGGAATTATATTNTAACTTATNACCAATTCTTTTGATGGTTCTAATTTTAATATAAAAATCTTTCTACTGAATAGGTCATATGATTCAAATATAGTTTTAAGTGTTTGTTCAAAGGACTCTTCAGTTGTAAAGCTACATAGTAGTTGTGTTTTCAATCATTGTCTCCGTATTATTGATTATAGCATTTTTAATACTCCGACACCATTAACGACATCATTACCTTGCACTGAAAACGTTAATGTGTATTTGTCACTAGACCTAAAATCAAGCTTTGTATATTCCGTTCCTTCCTCTGTTACCGAATGTAATATCCATGCAGCTATAGTCGCGTGACCTGCTCCTTGTCTTGATGATTGTACTACTATACCAGGTATGTATTTTCCATCCTTAACTATATCCATATTCATAGCCAATTTTCTTTGCTCTGTAAACTCCTTCCCGCTCTTTAAGTAGTGCCATGCAGTACCACTTGAAGGGGTTATACCATATACCTTAAATAGTGGTAATTCAGTTCGGCCGAAATACATCTCTTTTTCTAATTCTACAAAGTCATCTAAAACATTAGATACACCTCGTATGCTACCCGATTCGGATTTTAACATTGCAATGACATGCTCGTATGCCATATAGTTTACCATCAACTTGAGAACAAGAGCTCGACCCGACTCGGCTGTTAGTGTTCCTGGAACAATCGGACCCGTAGAAGTTTTTGTTTTATCTATACCATCGTCTGGTACATCTAATAATTTTTCTAATTTATCCCACTCGTCCACCGCCTTTTTTTTCAACTCATTTATTTCTTTCATTTTTCCGTCTGCCGCATCTTTTCCAACCATGGTTGAATATTCTTGATAGGAGTAACGAGGTTTACTGGCTTCGTTAAGTTGTTTTACCATTTGATTAAATCTTCCTTTCATGAAATTATCCAATGAAGGAGATGGCTTTTTGAATGTTTTTCTGAATTTTCCTAATAGAGTTTTACTAAATGAACTCACTTTACTTTTTATTTTATCAAGTATATCCACGAATGTGTCTTTAATATATTTTAAACCTTGTTTGAAATAATCCATTAAACCTTCATTAAGTAAAAATGCACTGTCACCATGTTCTATAGCTTCTATTGTTAAACGTACCCTCCACGTATCTAATGGTGCACCTAAACCATACTTTTCTTGAAAAGCTTTCTGGATTCTTCCCAGTTGAGCTCCCGATTCTGACTTTTTATTACTTATTTGATAAAATTCAACACCAGATGCCGTTGTACACTTACCTGAACTATCAAATGTAACTTTATCTTCTTCTACACTTTTAAGGAGGGCTGTTACTGATGAATTTTTAGAAAAAATAATAGTATCTGCAGTATTGTCCTTCTTACCAGGATTATCAGGTTTAATTAAAAGACCATTTGCCTTTTCGGCATCATAATACTTTTGTATACTTTTATGAATAAAGTTCCAACCTACGCAATTGTGGGCGGTTGCGAAGTTTTGAACACCCATTGCAAGTTCAAGTGCAAGAAGTACATCGGGTATACCAGATATTGAGTCTAATGCGGCTTTCCCCGCCGATTCGGCTTTTAATGCCGACTTAAAAGCAGATATTGCATCATCTAAAACTTTTTGGTTTGGAAGCTCACCGGCCGCCGTTAGGTTTTTGTAGTGTGTCTTTGGGTCAAAATATAAACCAGTACATGCGGCTGATTCAAATTCATTTTCACCCCATTTTATTTTGTATGGTGACTTTTTAGATGTTGAGTTAACAAACACATTTTTCATTTTATTACTTGAACCATGCATCTTATATACTTTACCACTAGCTTTAATATATGCAGTGAATACTTCTCCAGAACTACCAAGGTCAACATCTATAGCATCATCAGTAGGAGATACTACTATATATGGCCCTTTGGGTAATGGTACTCCATGTTTGCCCTTCACCCAGTTGACTGGGGTATTTTTTGTCCATAACATTTCTGTACCTGGTGATTTATCCCAAACAGACGCTTCAGTTAATAATGTTCCATCACTAATAATTTTACCAACTTCTACACAGAATTCTTGAAATTTGATAGTAGAGACTTCTTTTAATCTATCTTTCTCCAATTGAGTAAGTGAACCATGTTTTATATTCTTTATGGCTACAGCCTTATCACCATCTTCTTCTTCGTCAGGTGTCTCATCTTCCGTTTCTTCGGAGTCTTCCTTTTCTTCTTCTGAATCTTTGGGTTCATCACCTATAGCTTCCATAACATAATCAACCACAAAGTCATCAAAACACAAATCCTCTACAAGAACTTCTTCTAATGCTTTCATTGATTTTTCTGAGTGAGGATTTGTTAACTCACCCCTAACTTTTATCCACCATAATCTGGATATAGTTTCAATAAGATTTTTCATATAATATTTTCCTGCTTGTTTTCTATTTCAATTGGTTTCATCTCTGAATAATTATCACCAATTTCCACTTTAGATTTAAAACCATTACCTTCTATAAGTATCTTTAATTGATTTAATAAACTAAATTCTTGTGGGTGTATATCTAATAAATATGAGTCATATGTGTATAACATCAATTTTGACTTTTTATCCTTTAAAAACCCATTTATTTTGGATATAATGCGTACATTCAACTCGGTCTCTGTTGCTTGTAACATATAGTTAAATAATTTGTTGGCATTCATGTTTCTAAAGTTACCTTTTTTTAACTTTCTACCTAATGGAGTTTTAACATACCCATTACGATTAAACTCCATCCAATTCAAATCAATCCAATGTGATGTTTTTTGAAATAGTGGTATATGTAAATATTCATCTTGTACACCACCATATAATTGTCTAAATGTAATTGCTTTTGATTCATCATAAGATACTCCATACATATCGGCTAATACTTGGTGACCAGAGACCTCATTTGAAATGGGTTCTCCAACCATCTTACCAATTATTCGTGGGTGATATGCATCGTAATCAAACTGTATTAACTTGCCACCATCGAATCTTGATATAAACCTTGACCTACTACCATCCTCTTTGTTTAAGGCTGCATAGTTTACTCCATTGAATGTATTGGATGGTCTTGATGTTGTTGTATATATATTGTATTGTGAGTGTTCAAAGCCGTTGGAAGTGTATAATCCATTTTTCTCTATGTCGTGTAATGATTTTATATAGAAATTATCAAATTTCTTTGCTTCTTCTGTAATACCATTTTCACTATCATAATGCTGAAGAAACTCATCTTTTGTTTTTCTGATGGATTCTATATGTTTGCCAATCGGAATTAAATTATTTACACCTCTAACATTGTGGAATTTTCTATAAAAAAAAGAGTGACAAGGAGTTTGATTCCGTTTTAGTTGCTCGTTCACTTGTAGATACTTTATTAGGTCGGCATCATACATATAAGGAAGTTGAATCAAATTTAAGAACGACTTTTTACCAAACACAAACGCTTCCTTGAAATCAAAGGTGAGATGGTTTATATGTGTTGTATGATGGTCTGTATTTCCAATATTTACTACAAGCTCCCTGCCACTCTGTATATCATAAATATATATTAATGATAATTTATTATTAATATAGTGGGAGTGTATATCCGCCCATATAGGATGGATATACACTACTTCCATATCAACTTTTCCTTTTTCTATAAATTCTATCATTTAGATAATATACTAAATTATTTTGAATTATCCAAATTTTATACATAATCGTATGTGCAATAGTCACCCTCACAGTATTTATCTTCTTTTTGCCATTTAGGAAGTCCACATTTGCACTCTAACCCCAATTCAATCATCTCATTTTTTTCTTGTTCAAACATAGCATCGTAGATTGCTTCTCCACGTTTACCGTAACCATCCCAACCTTTAAGGTCATTTGCTGTAACTCTATCCATAACTCTTAATTTTTATATTTTATTACCAAAAAACTGCAATTTTATTTTTATTCATATAAACATACTTGTCACCAGTTAGCGGCATCCGTTCAGTACGGTAGTATTTGAACACCTCATCACCAATACGGATTTTATCTGGTTTACGACCTAATAGTTTTGTTTTCTTTGTTAGGTATTCAATACCCCAATTGTACTTTTTAATTTTGAAATCTTTTTTAATGAAAATCTCCATAATTTTTTAATTTTTAATATCCAACAAAATTTATTTTAACACAATCTGAAACTATACCTTGTGTAACTGCATACCCCCATTCATCATTCAACCAATAGTTTGGAACTCGTTCCAATTCGTTTATACAACCTTCGTATAAATCTTGGATGTCATATCCCTCACCATATTTAATACCACCACATAAATCCATCAATTCATTGAGTTTATCCCAATCTGTGTTTATGTAAGCAGTTTTAATTTGGATTTTAATCTCCGTTTTCATTTGGTCAGCAACCCCATTATTCCATTCATACATTTCATTTGACCAAGGTTTTGTTACTTGTGGTTTTTTCATAATTTTTCTAATTTTTATATAGTTCCAAATCCAACAGATTTTTCACTTGTTATTTCAAATTCAAACTTGGATGATAAGTCCATAGCATGAGCATTTTCAGTTAAGAACTTTTCAACATTTTTCTCAACTGGTCTATGAACCTCAAGTCCACTTGATAATGGGTATGAAATTCCTCTATCTATGATTTGTATTCCAACTTTAATAATTTCTTTCATTTTTTAATTTTTAATTATTTTATTAAATTTCTAATGTATTCAATCATACCATTTTCTGTCACCCACATCGTTTCATCATCGTGACCAATGAAACCTTTCTTAACACAAGAACTAACTGCACCAGCCAACTGACCTTTGGTCATATCAACATCACATTCCTCAATCAACCATATTGGGTTGTCAACAATTTCATCATCTTGGTAGTCAGATTTAATAACAGCTTTTAAAACTTGTAATTCTAATTCGGTCATATTCATTTTTTTCAATTTTTATATTTTTTAAGTCATTCTCCCCTCATCAACCCTACAATATAAAGATACGATAATTGTATGAAAATTCCAAATTTAAAGTGTTAAGATTTTGTTAAAGTTTTAATTTAAACAAAAATGTACATTATTTATTATATCTGACATACACTCTGATTTTTCTACAATTTGTAAAAACCTATCAAGTTTGGTTTGGTAGAACTCATCTATTTCAGCATATACCAGCAGATTGTCAAGGAAGTCTCTTATAACGTGGGTTATGTTATTTCTACTAACAGTCTTTCCATAATGTTCATATTCTTCAAATAAATCCTCTAATGCGAGTATTACTGCAGTGGTATGACACATTCCATCATTCGTTGGGAATGCGTTGTGTATAACCCCATATCCAGATACACTCATTGCGGTCTGGTATATAAGTGTTGGGTTAAATGGGAACTTAAAACTATCTTCTTTCATAATTATATTATTTAATTTAACTACTATCTCTACTATAAAATAAGAAATTTATTTGACAATTCCAAATTTTTTGGGAACTTTTTTTAAAATAAAAAACCACACCCCAAATAAATGAAGTGTGGTCGTAAGTCAGTACTTGTTTGATTACTTAATAGTATCCACAATTACACTATCTAACTCTGTAGTATCTACTTTTTGAACTGCAACTGAATCAGTACTTCTTGTGATGTGTAAAACATCCATATCAATATGCATAGATGCATCTTCACTACAAGATGTAACAGTTAATGTTGCAAACAATAATACCAATCTAATAAATTTCATAATAAATCCAATTATTTTTTTGTTTAATAAAATGTCTTAACTAATATAAGTATAATTTTTCAAATTAAAAAGAAAATTCAGTTAAATCTTTTAAATATTTTTTAAGTGCGGGAAATTCTTCTGATTTTAAGTCTCTTGTTCTTCTGTTTGTAGGTTCTATCCCAGATTCCACTATGTTTCCTGCCGAATCCAATACATCATTCATAGGGCCTGATACTTTCCATCTTAATGAAAACGTTTTATATAAGTTTTTATCCATACCATCTGGTTTGCCAATGTTTTTAATATCATCTTTATTTATTTCTATTAAAACATCCGCGGTATTTACTTTTTGAGCAAATAATCTTACCATGTACCCATTTATCCTATCTTTATCTGTTGGTTGTATGAATTTTGAATTCGGTGTTCCACTTTCGTATATAGTTATTCTTTTTATATTATCATACTCAAAGTTTTTTGCAAAGTCCACCCCAAGGTTGGATACTGATTCTAAATCAACATATGGTATTAGTATTTTTGATACACCATTAACAAATGAGGCTTGAGTGAAAACTTCACCAGTTGTATAGGTATGGTATTGACCGATGTATTCAGTTCCATCCACGAGCATCCACTGACCACCAGCGGTTTCTAATCCTTTGGTTATTTGTGCTTTTGTATAATATACTCTTTGTCTTTTATCTGCCATTTTAAAATTTTTACTTAACTTTACCTATTTTCATTACAGTAGAAATCTTGGTAGTCCACCCACCTTTACCATCAAATGAATGTTCTAGACCATCAACTAAAAATCTCATACCATCGTGATTTTTATAATTATCGGGTAATCTATCAATTGTAATTGGCTCCATAAATCCAATGTTTTCTACACCATCTAATGTTAGTCCTAATTTAAGATTAAATGGTAATGATACTTGGGTTCCTGCGTCATTACCTGCTACATCACTTTCGGTTGTAAGTAATTTTCTCATATTATCAGCTATGGAGGTTACTTTACTGTCGTCCATACCATCCCAGAGTATGGAATATTTAGCGGTTTCCCCGTAGGCCACCGATGCATTTATTAAATCATCAAGTATACTAGTTGTGTCTGGTTTGACCTTTATGTCTGGTATATTTCCATTTAGCGCTTTGAATGGCGCTATACTAACCTCACCCGCTTTTACCCGGCCTATGGTCATAGCTAACATTTTGTCTACATCCAAATCACTATCTAAACTAAAATCTTTTACTATACTATTTTCATTCAATACTGAAAATGTTTCTGGTGTTTTGTGCACTAGTTTTTGTTCAACTATAGTTTGATTAAAAATTATAAATTTATTAGGGTCATCCTCTGATTTTATAAATTGAATATCTGCTAAACCCCCCGATAATCTCCGTATATCGTTTGATAACGCACGTAAGAAAGAAAGAGTTGATGATGTTGTTGATTTATCATTGGTTTTAGTATCTTGTCCAAATACTTGGGTATAAAATAATTTAACGGCATCCATTGAAACTAATATGTTTTGTATATAGGACCCGTGGGTGGCGTCCGCCAATACAGCTGTGAAGGCTTCCGGTGCCGGGCCGAAAAGCCAAGCACCTAAAGTACCAAGGTCTCCATAGTATGCCATTTTACCCGGAAATATATATTTACGTGGGTCAGCTGAGCCATATAGTTCGGTTGGGCCACGACCGGGAACCATTGTACATTGGGTAAGTGTACCAAATTCAAATTGTTCAGATACCGTATTATCTTGTATAAATCCAATTAAAGTATTAAGTCTACAATAAAAATGGGTTGTTGTGTCTGCCAGACCGAAAACAGCGGATGGGGGTTCAGTACGGAGCATCGCGATATAGAAGTCAATGCCTATCCATGGAACTGACTTTTTTATCATCCAACCTGGGACGAGTGGAGGGAGACTGCCAACAGGACTACCCACGCCAGGTTTGAATGTGTGCGTTGCTTTAGCTAAAAGAGCTTGTGGTAATGTAGCTGGGTTGGCAGTACCTTGTCCTAACGCGTTTTTTTCATCTGTAGATAGTAGTATCGTATCACTTACTGCTTGACTTTCTATAAAAAATCCAGGTGTTAATCCTTTGATAAAACAATCAAAAGAACCATCACTACTCATAGTGAACCCAAAATTTGTTATTCTGATTTCCAACTTACCTTTTAGATTTGAGTCACCGCTATAACCCGCCCATCCATAGTCTACGAAAGCTTTCGCCCCTGGTAGAAAAAAGGACTTTTCTACTCTATCTAAGTCTAGAAGTGTATATACTTTAAATTTCACATCCACTTCTCTTAAAAATGCGTCATATAAACGCTGACCACCACGAACAGTAATTGTAGCTGATTTCAGTGTTGGTTTTAAAGTTCTTATATCGTTAGTATCACCATGAAATGCTGTTAAAAAACCACCAGAATATGATTCCCCAATTGCAGGCAGAACGCCTGAACCATCACCAAAATTATGTTCTGATGAGATGTAGAATATGGATTCGTTATCATCTTTGATAGTCCCGTTGATATCATTATTATTGTCACTACCCTTAGTTGAGGAAAGTTTGAAATATGCGTACTTTTCATAGTTCCATTTCTTGTTTCTAGTTTCTACCCAATCCCGTCGGTCTTTTAAAGTAGTTTTAACATTCGTTGTTCCTGTACTAGAAAGGTCACCGAAATTGGGGTCTAAATTTAGTGTTGCCATAATTATTTATTTAATTCATTAAACATATCAACTATTGTAATATACTCAAATGGTATTCGTAACTGTACACCAAGTGGTACTGTTAAGTCACCCTTCCCAATATTATTTGCTCTTGCGATTATCCACCATAAACTTGAGTCTTGATAGTACTGGTTTGCAAGATTATCTAATCGGTCATGTTGTTGACCTATTATATATCTATCATTTAAATTTCTTTCAATTACTGGGTATTTAACTGTTTTAAAGTATCTTTTACCACTTTTGGTATTTCTTATTTGTATATTGTTATATCTACTCATAATTATTTAATTTTTGTTTAACCATTTGTTCTGAGCTCGGCGAAATCGTAAATTTTAGCACCAGCGTGTTGCTTAACACCATCAAGTATCTGTAAACCAACTGACACATCTATACTACGTGGTAGTTCACCAATAGACTTATTTGAACCTAATGGTGATATTTCCCAAGGTACATCTGTTTTCATGGTGTAACTGAAAGATTTGAAAAATGCTAGTTTATCATTATATAAAGAACCCAATCTAAATTCTATTAAGTTACCCTTATAACCATTACCATCTGTGTAATACGAGGGCATTGTTAATGTTGATAAGTGTTCTAATTTTAACCAAATATTTTTCATTTCAATTCTTGATGTAGCGGTTACTTGAAAATTAAAACTTAATGACCTATCAAATGAATCGTACTTATATCCAGAATCAGCACGGCCACTATACTTAACCGGAGACCAACCTGGTGAAAATGTTTCTTGAATTGAACTTACAACTCCCCTAAACTGTATATATTCACCATCATTTTTAAACCATAAATGTATTAAATCATTGAGTGGAGCAGTTGAGCTTATGGGGTTGGCGTTTATCTTATCATGTCGAGTCACAGTACCTTCTGCAGAAATGGCAGCTGCTCCAGTTAACCACCATTTCTCCTTGTCAGCTCCTACGTTTCCTGGGTGGCCAAATTCAGTTCTTTTGTGATGATTGTCTGCTCTGTTGTCGGCTATCAATTTATTTTCATTTGTGGCTGATAGTAAAGTTCTGAAATCATGTGTTACTATTCCGGGTGTCAGTCGTGTATTTGGTATCTTACCGTATGCGATTGTTTCATACGCTTCTATTGGACTTGGATACATACTACCTGGTACTGTGGCCGATTTCATTGATAGTGAATTACCATGATTATCAGTTTTAACGCCATCTATATCTTCTATAATATGCTGTGTTCCACCCAACCCGAAAGATGCTAATTCATAAACATCAGTTGGTACACTGACATCATCTTTATGTGTTGCAACTTTGTGTTTGGAATGTGCTGGGCTATAGACCTTATATACATCATCCGTTTTGAATGGATTAAGTTTCTGGTTTTGAATATCTTTTTTAATATCTGGATTAGTTTCATCTACTTTATAAGTTCCATCACTTGTTGTACGTGCGACTGAGTCTGTTGTTAATCCAAAGGCACTTCTCTCATCAATATCTGTTGGAACACTAACACCATCTTTTTTACCACTAGAACCTGGGTAAACAGCATCTCTTGGACTGTATACTTTCTCATCATCATCTGTTTTGAATGGGTTTATAGGCTGATTTTTTATATCCGTAACGATATCACTTTCACTCCAACTATAAGGGTATTTACTTGGATTATGTTCATCTACTTTATTATAACCCTTATCATCTGTTCTATCCTCGGACTCTCCGGCCAAACCAAACTTCATTTTGTCGAAAATGTGGGATGGTACACTAACATCATCTTTACCTTTTGCTTTTTTGTTTCTAGAATCTGATGGACTATACACCTTAGTAGTCTCATCAGGACTCGTGCCATCATTATCATCGGGTTTGAATGGGTTTATTTTTTGTTTCCCAAACTCGTCACTGACTCCACTTGCATTCTTATCTTTTGGTACTACTTTAAATTTATCTTGTATTCCTGCTAACCCAAATGTTGGTCGGTTGTCATCTGTTATGATACCTACATCGTTCTGGTATGTATTTTCGAATATAGATGTTGAAAAAGCTTTTTTATTTTGGTTTTTATCAAATGGATTATATTTTTGTTGGTATGGTTTTTTTGAAGATTTTTCTCTCGGTGGTGCACCTGAGGGTGTACTTGTCATTCGAACGCCTTGTGTTCCCACTCCTACATGCGCGAGATTATAAACGGGTGGTGCTGTTTCAAGTGTGGTATATGGGGTGCCTGCCTCATAATTTGCAGAGTTATCTGAGGTATCGAATGCCGCGGCAAATGTATCTTCATGTCGTTTCGTTCTTGTCACCCCAATTCCATAGAATGACATCGGGCCACCAAAATAAGTTTGTGATTCGAATGGTAGGTTTTTTATACCTTTACCCTTGGCGGGTGAAACACCAGTGGCTTTCATTTCAACACCTGTGTATATTTCTTTTAATTTATCCCTCAGATTTTTGAAATTTCCTTCTTTGTCTAGGATTTTGTTGGGGAAGTATAGACTTCGGGCGTCACGTAGTGGTATTAACCCACCCCTCATCGGTTTCAACCCAATATGTTGACCACCTACTGCCATTAATAGATTTATGGGTGTCCAAATTCGACTATACTTGTTACCGAGTTGTGATAGAAATTGTCTACCTGCCCATACAATTCCTTTTGGCGACGCCATCCATTTAGCTATTCTTGCGACATCTATTCCTGCTCTTACAGTAGATGTAATTGCACCACCTCTAATGAACCCATCATCAAAAGTTACTCCTGCAATACCGAAATTATCAGGTTCTCCACCTGGTCTCTGTATACCTCTTAGGATTAGAGGATGTTTTAATAATGGTATATCGAAACCCGTATTATATGCATCATCTTTTAGATTATACTTATCATACATCTTATCCAAGAAAGATTTTGAATTTGCTTTCTGATGTAAAGTTTGTATACTGTCACTTGTTAATTCTGGTACTGTAGAGTATCCATCGGTAGTATAAGTATCGGTATAGTTAAACCTTGGCGATACCTCTGCTATATAATCAGATGATTTAAAATTTTGATAACCTGGTCTAAATTTGAAATTCCATTCTGGGAAATCGAATTTAGCCAAATTTATATCTCTATTATATAAATCTTGAATAAAGCTTGGTTCTTGTAAGTTCTGTATCCCTCTACCAACTTGTTTTAATTTTGGTTTTAACGATAGTCTTGATTCTTCTGTGGTATACCAACCATCATCACTTGGATTCAAACCAGTATATGCAGAACCAACAAGACTGTCGGTTATGGTAAACTTTAAACTAGCGTAACCAGGTCTGACACGAGTCATACCAGAGTAGAATCCACTAAATGCATGGGTTGCCCAATGTTGTCTATTGAATGGGAGACCATTAACGGGGTCGGTTTGTAAATGGAATATCCCTCTATCAAGTTTCTTTAATTCTGGTATATGTGCATCAGTAGTATAATGGTCTGTGTCACCTGTATTTAGACCCTTATATATACTACCTAATAACGGTGTATTATTAAATGTGTAGCTACCATAACCTGGTCTAAAAGTTGTAGACTGGTCTGGATTTATTATAGTGTAACTTGATACGAGATTTGCCCAATAGGTATCAAGGAAACCCGTACCATCTTGTAAATTGAATATTCCTCTATTAAGTTGTTTTAATTCTGGTATATGTGTATCTGTGGTATAGTGGTCAGTATCCCCCACGTTTAACCCCTTATATATACTACCCAATAGTGGTGCGTTGGTTAATGTCTTGTAACTACCATAACCTGGTCTAAAAGTTGTAGACTGGTCTGGATTCCCCGTAGTAGAACTCAATACTTGATATCCCCAATAGATATCAAGGAAACCTGTTCCATCTTGTAAATGAAATATTCCCCTGTCAATTTGTTTTAATTGTGGTATATGTGTATCTGTAGTATAATGGTCAGTATCACCAGGGTTTAGGCCCTTATATTTAGGCGCCATTAATGCTAAATTAGATTTAAAAATACCATAACCTGGTCTAAACATCACCCCATTCATCATTGCATAACTTGCACGAGAAAACCACTGGTGATGAAGGAATCCCGTTCCATCTTGTCCAATTAGTATACCATTTGATGGTATTGACAATTCCTTAAAAGAATTAGTAGAATATTTTATATCAGGTTGATATCTTGGTGTATCTCCCGTAAAAGAACCGACTGGTTTATATGCTTCGTAGCCCGCCGAGAACCCTAGGCCTGTGTAGGAATTACCGAAGTTTCCATATGCAGATGTTGTTGTATCAAATATAGTATTACTTGGATTTATACCAACAAATTTAGTAGCATCTACATCATTAAAGTTAGATGTAAACCCCGTTGCATGAATATCAGAAAAATAATTTACTTCACCTGGTGTTTTAGCTGTACTACTATGATTGGGGTTAAATGTAAAATCAGTTGGACAAGTTTCTCCTAAGAATCTGGTTGAATTATCAAATGCAGATGGGTCTGTCTCACCTAAAAAGTTAGATGAATTATCAAATTTAGTTGGACTAGTCTCACCTAAAAAGTTAGATGAATTATCAAATGCAGATGGGTCTGTCTCACCTAAAAAGTTAGATGAATTATCAAATTTAGTTGGACTAGTCTCACCTAAAAAGTTAGAACTATTATCAAATTTAGTTGGACTAGTCTCACCTAAAAAGTTAGATGAATTATCAAATGCAGATGGGTCTGTCTCACCTAAAAAGTTAGATGAATTATCAAACTTGTTTACTTTTGTTCCTTGTTTAGTAGGTGTCTTGTCTGATGTTTCTAAATTAGGTTTTGACTTTAACATTGAGCTCAACGGAGTTTGATTTTGTTTCTTCTTTATAGATTCACGTTGTTTATTAACCAAGGGGTCTTTCGTTGGCATTCTAAACTTTGATAAATCCGATTTTAAATCTTTTAAAGCCATTTAGTTATCTCCCATATCCAGTTGTTCGTACGCTATCTTGTTGTCTTGCTATTTTACTTATTTCAGAAACTACACGACCATCAACTGTAATCTGTATTGGTTGTGCTTGTATATCACTTCTTAATCCTTTTATTTCATTTATTAAACCACTTAGGTCTATTCCACCGCCCGTTTTACCACGCCCACTATCCTCACCACGCCCACTATCCTCACCACGCCCCCTATTATTGTTAAGTAACCCTGGTGCTGCGACTACATCATCATTAGGGGATAATTCAAATAAACCACCCTCTTTTGTTGATACTTGTGTTTTACCATCCGCGGGTGACATGATGTCTCCTGCTTTTGAAAATAATGACATACCAAATGCTACGGCCGACCCCGCTGCTGCCGCCATTAAAAGAGGCCCGATGATTGGAGTCTTCACGACAGATTTTGCAGCTTCTATGGCCATAGACCAAACACTTGCAAGCATACCCTTTTTTTCCATAGCTGCGTTTGTTGCTATAATTCCCTTACGAGCCGATAAATACCCATTTTGAATAAGTTCCCATGCTGCTTTCGCCTTGTCAGTAGTCAGTATGCCCTTCTTTCTTGCCCATATTAATCCCAACGTGCCGTAAAAAGTAATAAGGGCCGCTCCTGATTGCCTGATTATATCGTATATAAAGGTAAATGGAGTTAATAGCAAATTAACTCCATCTGCTATTACAGATAGTACATCAACAACCACATTTAATACAGGTTCGAATCCTAGAAATATTTTACCAAGTTTGTCAGCTAACCCAGCTATTTTTTCTTGCATTGATGCTTGTTCTATTGATGCTATTAATTCTTTCTTTTTTTCTTCACCTAGTGTTTTTGAGTTGTTTATCTGGTCTATAGTTGCTTTGGAAATATCCACATTCATTTCTCTTTGAAAATTAGCGTGTTCATTCATATCCATTAGTTTGTCAAGACTCAAATGCATAGCATCTGCAATTGCTTGGTTTTGGAATTCTGATTTGTTGTTTAAATCACCCATCTCTAACAGTTGTTCTTTTTGTAACCGTAAAACTTCCTCAGGTTTTCCTTCTAATTTTGCTCGTCTAATTGCATTGTTATTAATGTTAACACCCGCTACCATCATGGCTGTCATTTCTTTTTTTATTGATGATGATATTGATAATGTTCCTTCGGCAGCCGCATTTGATTCTGTTAAACTAATACCCATACTTCTAGCTAATGTTACAGCTTTAGCCATTTCCTCTACATTACCTTTAAAATTCGCTCTTAGGCTTGAGCTTAACTCAGTTATATCGTTTAATACATCTTTATATTTTACTGATGTACCAGTAAGTTCATTAAATTGATGAACTACCCCAACTACTTCTAATTGAAGGTCTCTAGCGTCCATACCAATAGACTTAGAATATACACCGAGTTCTGCGGCTTTTGCTCCAGTCATACCCATAAACTTAACGAGTTTTACTTGAGTCTTTAACATATCCTCTGAGAATTGAGCCGACATACCAGTGGCTTCTGCTAATTCTGTTTGGGCCGATAGTAACTCTTTAGATGTAACTGATATATCAGATGCCGCCATCTGTTTAAATTCATAATTCATTTCTCGTGCTACGTCTTTTGCGATTCCTAAATTTCTTGATAGTTCAGTTACTTCTTTATCAAGGTTGAATGCTTTTTTTAGGAGTACCATCGTTGCTACTATTGGCAATATAATTGGTAATAATGGTACAAGTGTTGCACCAAATGTTGCAATACTTGGTATTGCAGACTTAAATGCCGTTTTAATCGCTAGGCCTGATGACATACCTGTTGTCTTCAAGGAAAAAAACTGTGTAGTAATACCACTTAAAATAACTCCCATTTCTTCTTTCAAACTACCGAAATCTATTGATTTTGCTAACAAATCACCTATAAATGGAACTTTTTTAATTTGACTTTCCAATCCATTTAATAAACCATCCGATTTGGATTTTAACTCATCTGTTATGGTGACTCGTTTTTTCTCGTATTTAATAAGAGCTTCCATTACATCAATGTCTTTCATTAACTCCACACCTTCCTTAGACTTTATATCTACAAGTGCTCTCATCTCTAATTTATATGCGGATAAGGTTTTGAGTTGTTGGTCTTGGTTTTCTTTTTCCTTGACCATCTTAACCATCGTGTCATCACGTAATTTATTTATCTCGTCTTTGTATTCTAAATCTTCTTTTGTCAACTCCGTAAGTTCAAACTGGATATCTCTAAGAAATTCACTGTCCTTGATTTCTTTATTCCTATCCTCTTCGGCGACTTTAGCTCTTTGCTTTTCAATGGCAGCTTCTCTTTTTTTAGCATCAGCAAGTTCTTTTGCGGCTTTAACTTTTTCTGCTGCGAGTTTAGCCGCGGTTTTTTCTGCAGGCGTCAGGTTTTTCTTATTATCGTCATTTTTTTTCATTGACTATCTCTGTACTTGATTATTTTTTATATAAGGAAGAATGTTTTTTACGCTCCCTAGATGCTGCAATTAATTTTGCTAAGTCATCAGCATCCTTACCCAATTCGTCAAACTTCTTACGTAGTACGGGGTCTGTAGTAGCTAACTTTTCTATAGATTTAAGAATTTTATGTGATATTAACTTTCTTAAAAAATTCATAGTGTTCCTCACTTTAGTTTGTTATGTATATATAAATAGTAAGAGGGATTATTTTCTAATCCCCCCTTTGGTTTTTTTAACTTGTTTCTCATATGACTTCTGTTCTTGTTGTTTAAATTCAACAATTTTTTTGATATAGTATTTTCTAGCCCATATCGGCATATTGTATACATCTGAAAAAGTGAAACCTCCATTTCCATGATATATCAAGTCAAATATTTGACTATGTATTAATGGTTTGTCATCAACTTTCAGGCCAAAAAAAGTTAGTGCCCATAGGCATAGACATTTCCCTCCTTTCCCCAGTTTCTTCTGATACAAATTCAAACATCAAATCAATATCGGGTGATACTTCCTTGACATGACTTCGTATTGCACGAGAATCTACTGCGAATAACTCATTTTCAACAAAACTACTTATATATTTTTTATCAGTTTCACCATCAACGGATAGTATCATCGTTTTCAAACGAGTTGTTAATTCTTTTGATGTTTTATCCCCCAACTTCCTACTTGCTTTTGTTAGATTTTTTATTTGGCGTTTGATGTATTTTTCCTTTGATTCTGTAATTAATTGGAAAATTATCTCTCTGTTAGAATTAGGTAATGTAAATTCAAATTCATTTTTGTTTAATTCCACTTGACTTGAACCATCATATGGTTTATTTTCAAATTCAGTTAAATCAATTACCTCTTCTTGTTTTTCACCAGAGAATGGGTCGTTTATATTTACTTTATAATCTTTACCATACCCTAATATCCGTGCCGCAATCATTATTGCATTTTTATCACCCACTACTAAATCATCATACTTAATATGATGGCCATCTCCATTACTTATAATTAATGATTTTAATAGTCTATCTAAAACACTACCATCTTTGATGTATGATTGTGTAGTTAGAATATCTTCCTCCTTGGCAGTCATATACTTCATTTCAACTTTACCACTTGATAATGGATTATCGATTGAATAAACTAACCCTTTGGATGGTAATTCTACGATTTCCGTAGGGAATTTATATTCAGATACTTTTTTATGTTCGTATTGTTGGGCTGCGATACGAACCATTTCTTCATTGGACACTGGACTTTTGTAGTCATCTTGTAACTCGTTACTCATAGTTATTTTCTCCTTTTTAAAACTTATTGGTTAACCATATATAAATATGAAAATTTTTATTTATAAAACAAAAACCCCAACATAAGGTTGGGGTTTTAACTTTCAATTTATATTTAATCAATTTGAATTTAGTATTGTAGAATGGCGTAATCGTATGATAATGTAAGGTCTACTGTTGCTGCTGTATCTGCTGTACCATAATCCATATCAGAAAATGTTGCACCTGTTATGAATGAACCTTTCAATGTCCATTCCTCTACCTTATCACCAACTGGACCTAAACTGTTAAATGTTATGTCCTTTTTGTAAAAATCAGAATATCCATCTCGACCTGTTACTGATTCGTGGTGTAGTCTTACCCACTCCATTACTGCTTGTGCTGCTGAAGGAACTACTGGGTCATAAAGTGAAATTGTTACATCTGCCCAAGTACTTTTCCCTTTTACGTATCGGGATACATTTACATGGTCAATAGTTACTTTTCCAGCTGAGTAGTTTGGTCTGTTAGCCGATTTTATTAAATATGCGGGTATACCCTCTATATACATGATGAACCTATTCGCTTGTTTAGGTTCAAACGATGTAAACATTATTTCATTCGGGGTTATTAATTGTGCCATTTATATTTCTCCATTGTTGTTTCTATTCTTTATTATAAATATTATCATTTAAAAAAATATTCAACCCCTCTAATTAAAGAGAGGTTAAATACTTATATATTATTCTGGAAATGCTGCTCCAGTTGGTAATATGTTAAAGTCAAGAACAATAAACTCAGCTGTTTTCGTTGGTTGTAAGTATATCTCACCAAGTAAGATATTTCTATCTATTATGTCTGGTGTATTGTTCGATTCATCCATCACCACCTTAAATGCATATAATCCTTGTCGTTGTTGGATTGATTCTAAATAAGGATTGACAATTGATAAGAATCTGTTTCTTGTTGCTGATGAATTTTGTTCGAACACCAAGTAACGAGTAGATGATGCAATGAATTTCTTAACTGCTATCAATAATCTTCTTACGTTGATTCTATCTAATGCCGATGGTTTGGCTTGTAATGTTTTCTGTCCAAACACCGTTACACCTTGCCCTGGGAATGTTGCTATTGGATTAACTCTACCTTCGTATAAATCATCTCTTTCAGTTCTTGTTAATCTTGTTTCTGCTTTAATAACATTCGTTAAACCACCACGATTTAATCCTGCAGGCGCAAACCATTCTGCGGCTACACTATCGTTAAATGCGATAACACCTGGTAATACTACCGATGGCGGCACCCATACTGGTTTATTTTTATCTGAGTCTAAAATCTTAACCCAAGGATAGTATGTTGCTACGTAATTTGAATCAAATGCTTCAACAGCTGTTTTTGCGACTGAAATACTGTCACCCTTAGTTGATGCATCCATTACAAAGAACGCGTCTTGTCTATCTTCGCACATATCTTTAGCGAATGTTGTTACTGATGAATGTAGTCTATGGATAAGTCCTGGTATTACTAACATATTAATATCAAACTCATCTGGATTTGATATTGCGTTAATTGCTTTTCTAAATGCCACCGTTCCATCGGCAGTTGCAGATGAACAATCCCATCCTTGTGTATTTCCTTCGATTATACTTGAACCAACATATACAATTCTATGTGGTTTATATCCATCAAACCCACCTTGGAATGGTACTAAGAATTTTTTAGATTGTATTCCAGTATTTGTTGTTAAATCTATTGAACCACTATATGGGTTTGTGGATGATGGCCAATTATAACCCGCTTCTTGGGAATAATCCCCTAAGTAGAATGCTGAACCAACTGTACCTGGTGAACTATCGGAGTCGGGGGTTGGCATTAAGAACTCAAGATTATCAGTTTTTGTAAAACTGAAATCATATCCCCAATACTTTTTAGCGTTAAAATTATCATTTATTTGTTGGTTACTTACATAAGTTGGGTTTGGTGGTGTAAGGTCTGGTCCATATGGATTTACTAATGCGGCAAATCCAAATGGTACAAGTGATGTTTCTACCGCTTTATTAGTAACAAGGCTTGTCATTTCAACTCTAATATTTTTAGAATTGTTTTTATAATCACCATTGTATGTAAGTTTACCATCAGCGTCAACTGTAATGTATTCATCACCAATTACTCTTGCGATATAATTTGGTGAGTCTGGGTCTAAATTAACATTCTGCCATACTTCTACAAGATTTGGTTGAATATCTGAATCGGTTACACCTACAAATGGACTACCTTTTCTAGCTACCGGTTTGTCTTGGTCAACTCTTCTAAGTAAAACTGTAAATGAACCATATTCCGAACCTGCTACTGTTCCTGCTGCTTTAATGTCTCTAATACCGATTTTAAACTCGTAGTTTGTTGCAGTACCATGTGAAAGTGTATGGAACTTAAATAAATTAGTAACATTTCCACCAACTTTCTGTGATGTTATGTATGGTGTACTTGCTGCAGTATATGCTTTACTATAATCGATATCTTTAGTTGTCCAAGATGCTGTACTAACTGTAGCTATACTAGTAGTCGTATACACGTTTTGTGTTGTTGTTGCGGCGGAGAATGAGGATGATTGGTACGTTTGGAAGTTTGTATATATATATCCTTGTTCCGCACCTTTGGGTGAATATCCAAATATTTTAGTCCAGTAATTAACACTTGTTGGGTCTAACGATGTTGTATACGCGGTTTTAGTTATAGTTGACCCAGATAATAGTAGTCCAAAGTTTGACCCAGATGCTGGTTGGTTCTTAACACCTATCACACCAGGCTGTGAAAGCTGTGTCTGACAAAACACATCTACATCAGATGTTACATTAACTGTCGGGTGAATTATTCCTGCTAGTCTTTGTCCTTGTGAAGATGAAATTGTTAATGCAACGGGACATTCCAATGTATATCCACTTGCGCCTAATACTCTAATGATTGTTGCCGTTCCTGCATCTTCTAAATATGCTTGTGCGGTATATGGTAAATATGATTCTTCTGTCAATCCACCGAACTGTTGTTGAAAGTCTTGAAATGAATCAACTTTAGTTGGAACGAATGCAGGCCCTTTTATTGTTTGACCTATTAGTACTGCTCCAATCTCTCCTATTCCTTGTGGTAAAAATGACAAGTCCTTTTCTCGTGTAAATACACCTGGACTTACTATTCTTTCTGCCATTTATTTCTCCTATTAATTTCTATGGTTTATATGTTTATAAATACCTCTAAAAATTCAAAACGATATATTTATTTCTTAGGAGTGAATACACCTGAATCAATATCAAATTCACCCTCACCATACTTCTGTCTTAACTCTGCGGCTAATTCAACTTCTGACTCTCTTAGTTTGATATATTTTTCTTTGAGACTCTGTTTAATGCCATCGATATGTTTAAATTGGGAATTTAATAAAGTAATCTCAATTTCCACTTCACCTAATCTAGCGGTAATTTCTGAAAAATCGTCTTTAAATTTTTGGATTTTTTGAATTTCTAATTCTTCAAACTTGATAACTTGTGTTTCTGAAACTTTTTGTACTTCTGCCATTTTATTATATTTATATGGTTAAATAATCACTTTATATAAATATGTAAATATTTTTCAAAAACTATGTATCTAATTTAGTTTTATACACCACTTTTGAAAAACCAAAAGCTTTTTGAGTATTTATGGTTCGACCTACGTGTTCTGGTATGAGATATGCTTTTGCGGTTAGGGTTACATTACTCCGTACTATTCGTTCTTCACCAACGCCATTTGTTGTTTCAAAAGAATAAGATTCCCCTCTAATTTCAAATTTATATCTCTGACCGAAACACTTACCTTGAAAGTATATTACTTGTTCTACTAATTTATTTAAGTCTTGCATAAAATCACACCAAATAATTACATCATATGATATATTTACATAATCAGGTGTATCAACTACATATCGCTCTTGTACTGGTTTTTGGTCTATTAGTTGTGAGAATGCATCGTACTTATTTTCTTGACTATATTTCTTTACAAATACTCGTGATGTATCTTCGTCTGTTAGAACTTTTAGTTTTGCTAAATCTGTATTTACATCTAATGAATTTCTTTTGAAAGTTATTAGTGGTGTAATTATCTTACCATTCTTATCTCTTATATACCCTTGTTTTTGAGCAGATACCCAATTTTCTGGTGATGCATATAAAACTGGAACAGTTATGAATTTACCATCTTCTTTTATTGTTGGTTTAACATCCTTCTCTAAAAAATCTTTGAATGCTAAATCAATATCATATATTCCAACTGAAAGATTTTTTACATCATCATTTTTTCTACTTATTTGTTTAGCTTTGTTCAACTTGGGGTCATCTGAAAATGAACTTTGGGTTCTTTTCAAATCAACTTTATCATCTCTATCAATTCTAAATTTCCTAGCCATATTATATTCCCATTGGTAAATCGTTATTATCTTTGTTGATACCAACTCTAAAGTCATCTTTTAGTTTTAACTGACTTCTTCTTGCAACGTGAGTTGATACTGTTATTGATACATTATATCCTTGTGTATCACCACCATCCCAAGTATCTGGATTTTTACCTGCAAAGAATTGATTTTCTAAATCTGAATCTACTATGTGGTGTTCATCATTCCATTCAATTACATCACCAATTTCTGGAAATATATTTTTATCCACCAATGTATCTCGTAGGAATGCAAAGGTTACTGTTCTGTTATATGATGTACCAAACTCGTCAAATGTTTCTTCAGACTCGTTCCTTGTGATTAATGATGGCATTTTAACTGGGTTGTAATATACCTTATCTTTACCTTCACCATAAAGGTTAATATTACTCTCGTCTATTATCACCTTGTAATAATAAATTTCAGTATCGATTATATCATTAATTAGTTCTTTATTTACGTGTCTAAATAACGATGCATCTCTATGTCCACCAAATAATGCCATTTTCTTATCCTATATAAATTGCTCTTGGTACTTTATTTAATGTTGATTCCATTGCATCAGACTCTTCTTGTTGAGCTTGGAGTAATGCCTTTCTTGATGTTGCTTCTAAATTTTCTCTCAATTCAGTTATTAAAATTTCTTTTTCAGTTGCAGCTTCTGCTCTCAAATCCGAACCGTCTAATGTAACATCTGCGTTTGGTATTGGTATTGATGAAAACTTAGCTCGTACTGCGCCTAACATTTCTTTTGCCAATGCTAACGTGTATTTCTGTATCCACCTCTTCCCAACGTGATTTATCTGTTTGTATATAATTCTATCAAACGGTGCATTTGAGAAATCTGAAATACCATATGACACTATTGGATTACTTCTATCTTCCAATTTAATATAATGAAAATGAATTTTATTACCATTGTCTGCAGTTAACGGTTGTGGAAATATTCGTATTCTATTATTTTGTATGTGAAATCCGTATTGTGATTTTCTCATCATATCATTAAATTCAATTGCTTGAACTCTAAGTAAGTCATCATAAAGAGGTTGCATCATAAATGTTACACCTGGTGAATAATTACCAAATCCAAACGTATCTAACATTTGGTCTGAACTAACACCACTTCCCACGAATGGGTCAAAATATCGTGTCATTGCAGGTGGTGCAAAATGTAAAACTTTTTTTACCTCTATATTATCAGTTCCAGGCGTACCACTTTCAAATGATACAGTTGATGAATCACTCAAATCGTAAACTTGCTGACCTGCTGTTAAAGTAAATGAACCCGTATAATAAGTTACTCTACCACCACTTCCAGCTTCACTACCATAATCTTTAGCAAGTGATACTAATCCACCAAGATTGGCATTCAATTCCGTTTGTGATAAGTTTGAACTTGTCGAATGTCCTTTTAGATTTAAAAGGTTTTCTCTTATATTGAATTGATTTACTTGTGATGAATATTCAGTAATTNCTTCNTCAAAACAAGCAAAGAAGTTTATATCTTGTAGTTCTATATCAACAATTGGATATCCCATACGNTTGGCACACCANGATGCTACTTTTTCAATATCATCAATAAAGTCTGTATCTGTGTCATAGTATCCGAATGGNGTGTCACCTGCCCAAAAGGATGATGAACCCGGCCATATTGGAATATTTACTGCCATTTAAGTCTCCGTTTTATAATAAATATGTAGGAAGTTTATTTAACTATGTATTATGTGAATCTTGGTAGTAATGCATTGTAATTTTGTAGTACTTCTGATGCTGATAATTCTTTGTTGTATATTTTTACTACTGCAATTTTACCACTTGCATAGTCTACATTAGCATACCTTCCAATATATACAGGTTGAGGTAGATTTTCCATAGCGGTATATGTACCTGAATCTGCACGTGTTACACTTTGTACTACACCGTTTATGTAAATATTCATCCCGATGTTAGCAGAAGTACCACCACTACCATCATAGGTTGCAACTAAGTTTAACCACTGACCTTGCAAGGATGTTAAGGCCGATGTTTCAGCATATTCATAAGCACTAGCACTCTCGTCAAGTACAGTGATACGTAGTTTGTCAGCACCAGTAGTTAGGAAATACCATTCACTCAAACCCGAACCAAAAGCACTATGTACTTTCTGTATTAGTCTAAATTTAGTTGCGTCTGTCATATTAACCCATGCTGATATACTAAAAGGTGAGTCATTACTACCATCCCCAAAACTGAATGTATTTGAGTCTGCAATCTCTATATATTGGTTTGAGCCATCTAATGTAAAAGTACCTTTGTTTTCTGTACTAAATCCAGTGCTATTTTGAAGAGTTACCCTATCAAGCCCTATCAAGCTAGACCCATTTGCTCCACTACCTGGGTATGACCTCTTGTTTGCAGCGTCAAGATAAAATATCAATCCATCGTTTACTATGTTTGGTGATACGATACGACCCATTATATAAACCTATCTTTTAATGCATTGTAATTTTGTAGTACTTCTGCTGATGATAATTCTTTTTTGTATAATTGAAGTGTTGCTATTTTACCATTTGCATAACCATGATTGAGGCGACCTGCATGTAATGATAAGGTGGTATTTTCCATAGCAACGTATGTATCATAAGTTGCCGTAGTTGTACTTTGTAATACACCGTTTACATAAATTTTTAATCCATTTCTAGCAGTAGCACCACCAACGCCGTTGTATGTACCAGTGAAGTTTACCCATTGACCTTGTAGGGATGTTAGTGCTGCAGTATATATATACTCAAATGCACCATATGAACCAACTGAATCATCGTATATCACCCAATAAAGTTTATCATCAGTCGCAAGGTAAAATTGGTACTCACCTGCATAATTGAAATATTTGGCAGCCATTGTAAATCCAGATGTATCATCCATGTTAACCCATGATGATACACTAAACTCAGAATCAGTGTCGCTATCCCCAAAGGTATAGATATCATTATCACCAAAATCTATATAATCATTCGTGCCATCAAAATCAAAATAACCCTTATCGTTTGAACTAAATGTAGTTCCATTAGTCAATGTACCAGTATCACTACCCATTAGATTATTCACAGTAATGCCACTACCTGGATATGAGCGTCTGTTTCCAGCATCCATATATAACATTAAGTTATCCGTTACTATGTCTATACCTCTTGAAAATCCCATAAATTCCTAATTTAATTATGTTGGAATGCCGTCATTGGGTGTCCATTCACTCGTACTTAATATCGTTAGGATTTGAGTGTGGGTATATGGGCCTTCTTTTGTTGATAAATCATCAACCCAAGATGGCATTGTACCATCCCATTTAATAAATGTTTTACTACCATTCACATTTGTTCTGAGTGTTGCTGGGTTCGTTTCTAAAATATCTTCAAATTGTATTGATGAAGTTTCAGAAGTTCCCAAAATCATAAATTGTCTGTTTTCGTATGCCATAACACAAATTATTTTATTGTTAACCTTTAAATACCATTAAGTAACCAGAACTTGGATGTGCTACACTACTACCTGATATCCAAAGTGACCCTGTTATATTTGGCTCTGTTGTTGGTAAATCTTTCATTAGCACCTCACCACTACCCGATACCTTAAATAGAGTAACACCTGAAATATCTTTTATATTTAGTAAATCATCAGACATATCATTTGTTACTGTGAGTAAATTACCAAGAGTTCCCTTTACTTTAAATACGGAATTTGCATCAGCACTACCACTATTAGTAGTTGTATCATCTATAAATACAGAACCCGTAATTCGTAGGTCATTTGATGTTGAATATATTGACCCAGTTGCAGTAAATATTCCACTTCCACCTGCCGATATTCCAGTCAGTTCACTCCCATCTCCTACAAATGTATTTGCTGTTATAGTTCCATTTGACCTTATATTTCCACTTGCGGTTATGTGACCTAACCCACTGCCTGAGACATATAGATTTCCATGTACATTTAATTTTTGTGATGGGTTTGATGTTCCTATACCTAAATTAACTGCAGTTCCTATTGCAAGATATGAATTTACATTTCCTCTACCATGAAGTGCATGCTGTTCACCACCAGTATTATCCAATATGGTAAATATTGTGTCTGCTGTTGAGGTTAATGTTAAACTCCCCCCTAAATAATTACTGTCACCACTTGCACTTATGTTGCCTGTTGCAGTTATGTTACCACTTGCGGTTACTGGCCCATCTAAATGTATATTTGTTCCATCTATTTCTGTTTTATTAGTCGCGACTCCAATTGTCGTTTCGTTTCCAGAATTATTTATAGTTATATCACCATTTGTATATAACCGGCGGTCTGTATAGAGTATACTGCCATAAATGTTTCCACTTGAACTGATTTGACCGGTTGCACTTATAGTTCCACTTGATGTTATGTTACCAATTGTTTGTAAAGAACTTGAATATATCCCACTTGGAATACTTGATATAGAACTATATGTTATTTGTGCTGAAGAGGACACTAATGTCTTAGCCGTTATTACTTCGTTAGCAGTAACTCTTGTACTAAATCCACCACTTGCGACGGTAAATGAACCACTTATATCTGATGCTATTTGTGCTGAACTACTGACTATATTACTTGGAATACTTGATATAGAACTATATGTTATTTGACTTGAACTTGATACTAAGGTTTTTGCAACTATTACTTCGTTAGCAGTAACTCTTGTACTAAACCCACCACTAACTGTTGTAAATGCACCACTAATTTCAGTTGATATTTGTGCTGAGGAAGATATTGTCCCAGATGGAACTGAAGTATTAGTTAACCCACTAGCATCACCTACAAATGAACCACTAAAAATGGAAGCAGTTACGGGGTGGTTAAATGTTACAGGGGCTCCAACTGTTATTGGACTATTACCCTTTAAGTGACTGAATGAACCAGTTAAGCCAGTTATAGTTCCACTTGAACTAATATGTCCACTTGCTGTTATATGTGAATTTGTTTTTAAGTTGCCACCAAGATGTAAATCAGCTTCTGGTGTACCGACTCCATGCATTCCTATTTTATTCGTAGAAGAAACAGTTTTGAATAAAGGATTATTAGAAGCACCTTTAACTACAAAATTAATATCATTAGTACCTTCATTGACAGTAACCTCTCTTTGAGCACTACTACCATCAAATTTAATATATGTTTTATTCTGTACTTTAAATAAACTTGATGAAACATTAAAATCAAGATAATTGTTATATGCCTCATTACCATAAATTTTTCCAGTTCCAACATTAAATTCATTTGCAGTTATAGTACCACTTGAACTAATATCACCTGAAGCTGTTATGTTACCTGTAAATGTAGCAGTTCCCGTATGTGAACCATCCCATTCCGCTGTAACTCCAGTTATTCCACTCCCATCTCCAACAAAAGAACCACTAAAAGTTGAACCACTTATTGCAGTAGCATTAGTAAAATCTACATATGAACTTGATACGATTAGTGACCCTGTTAGATGTAGACTACCCGTTATAGAACCTGGGTCAGCTTGCGGGCCTGTTGCACCTACAGCACCATCTGTGCCGCGGGGGCCTGGGGTATTAACTTGAACAACATTTGTAGTGTTCTGAGTTAAGATTACTTGGTTATTATTTTTATTTACAGTTACTTCTATTTTACCAGCCATTAGTATGAACCTAAAGTTATATTTTTAGATAATTTTATCTTTCCTTCTAAAATTCTTGTTACTGTTGCACAATTACCACTTCCAGATGCGATTTCCAAATCATATACCGCTTCACTAAAGTCTAATAGAGATGATGATGCTGCTGATATATAGAGACCGATTGAACCAGATGTAGGTGGATATGCACTATTAGAACCACTCATATTTAGACCAGTACCACATGGGCCTAAACTTGATGATAGTGTCATATGAATTGTACTTGAACCTACGGATGGTCTTATTTGCATTCTTGCAGTGTATGATGTTAAATCAATTGGGTTTGAAGATGAATCTTTGTATGCAATTTCAAAATCTACCGTACTACCTTGTTCTATCGTGAATGTATATTTTCCAGCTGCCATTTTGTTTTTCCTTTTGTTGTAATAATAAATATTGAAAAATTAACAATTCGTGTATTTAACATTCTTCTAATATTCGTAATACTTCATCTAATGATGGGTGTCTATGATTATCTTTAAGTGTTATACCATATACATATTTTGATTGTTGTAATTTATCAACTACATTTACCGCAGAATCCGTAAAATAATTTAAATCAACTTGTCTGTTATCTCCACAAAACATCATTATAGATTTTTTACCTAATCTACCCAATGCCATTCCCAATTGTTGTTTTGTTAAGTTTTGGAATTCATCAATGATTACTGCTGCATTATCAAATGTCCTACCTCTGAAATGTGACAATGAAATTAACTCAATATTATCGTCAGCTTCCATTTTTTCCAGAATATTTGGTTTATTGTAAACTTTTCTCATATTTGAACGTATGGGAACTAGCCAAGGCTCCATCTTCTTATTTAAAGAACCTGGTAGGAACCCGTTGTCCTCACTTGATATCGTTGGCCTTGTTATAACAATTTTATCTATAGTTCTTTTAAAGAACATATCCAATGCGATTTGACAAGCTAATATTGTCTTACCACTCCCCGCTTTACCAATTATGAAATTAAATGGATGATTTAAGATTTGAGTTTTGGCTTCTTTTTGTTCTTTGGATAATGTTATTGAAAACTTGATGTTTCCTTTTGGTGGATTCTTATCTTTGTTTCCTGCCATATAAAATTTTTCTATATCGTTAAACTTATTTTATATAAATATCCTAACAACATTAAATAACTCTATATAACAAAAAAAGAGGATGCAAAATGCACCCTCTCTTTAAAATTTAGTGTAATTTTCCTAAATAAGATTATTGGATTTTATGTAATCCATCAACATAAATCTTACCGTAGAACTCACCTCTTAGCATCTTTTTAGCGTAACGTGTCATTACACCTTTTCTTGGGGTGAAGTTTTTAGGGTCATACACAAGTGGAGTCATAATCAATGGGATGTATGGAGCATATACTGCACCAGCTTCAAGGAATTGACTTCCTCTATATCCCATTAGGATTAGATTTTCTTTCATATATGGATTCTTGTAAACTTGGAATCTATTACTTAATGAACCAACTTTACTTACACCCATTGCGAATTGAGTATCACCGTTGTCAGCTGTTGATGCGTATCCAGCCATAGATTCAATTACAGTTGCAATCTCAGGAGATACTACTAAGAAATTAGCACCACCTCTAAGAGTTTTTTGGTGAATTTTGTTGGATACACTTGCAATTACAGTACCAAGAGTCTGGAACCATGCACCTTGTGTAAATGAACCAGCTTGCGCTTGAACAGTACTATAGTCTGCGAATGCAGAACTACCATCCCACTCTCTACCGATTTGAGCTGACCAATAACCAGTTGTTTTTGCATCTGCAATCAACATATCTAAAATCTCAAAATCAATTTCTTGAGAGATGTACTCAGATAACATTGAAGTTAATTCTGCTTCAGCATCAATTGAATGATATGCGTTCAAGTCTTGTGCGAATTCAGGTGACCATTGTGCTTTCAACTTACGAGTCTTAGCAACGATTGCCTCTGATTTCATTTCTACGTTCAACTCAGGGATATCAATATCCGTTTCTGGATTCAATGCCATTTGAGCTTTAGTAGCTTCAAAGTCACCTCTTGATGTTTCAGTTGGTTGTTGGTGGTATTTAACTATCAAATCGGTTGGTGCTGTTAAAGTTGTTACTTTTACTACAAATTCGATGTGTCCATCAGATGTTAATTTAGTGTATTGAGGATACTGGTCTGAGATTTCACCACCCGCTGGTGACAATATTCTAAATCCTCTTATTCCTTTTAAGTCAGGTCTTGTCATTGATGCGGTTGCAACAGTTAACTTCACTATACCACCAGTTGCTGTTGGGGCATTAAGGCCAGCTACGTTAGATGCTGAGAAGCTCGTATCAAAGTTAATTGCTGTATTATCACCCGTGATAGACGCCGTAGTGAAATTATCTGCATCAACGGTTGACGCGTGTAATGTTAAACCACTTGTTTGTTGCTCGTTGATTGAATAACCGAAACGACCTGCTCCGTAAAGTCCACCAGATGCATCTGATGTAGTAGTAGTAACACCAAATGTAGAATCTGCTTGTGAATCTTTTCCAGACCCAGTTGCGAAACCTGGTTGGTTTGTTCCATACTTAAAGTCTAAGTAAAATACTAGACCAGATGGTAAATTCATTGGTTGAACTGCAACAAATTCTTTAGCTGCAATTTCACTAAAAATACGTCTTACTAATGGAAGTGCAACACCTGACCACTCTTCAGAGTTAGCAGATGTACCTGTAGCAGATGCTTCCTTTACTAATTGACGCGCTTGGTTTTCTAAAAGAGTTGCAACACCGTTTCTATCGAAATCGTTGTCAATACCTTCTAAAAGACCCGTTTTTTCCCACTTAGCTACTAAACCACTTGTTACTTGGCGTAGTTCACTGTAGTGAGATTTTCCTTCGTTTAGAATATTTTTTATATTCATTTTAAGTCTCCTTTTGTTTTTATAATTTTTACTTTAAGCCTGCAAGTTTTTTCCATCTTGTGGCCATCTCATTTCCTTCAGAAATAATTTTCTTTCTGTTAGGGGCGGAACTTTTTGTTGGTTTTGAAGCATATCCTTCTTTAACAATTGTTCTTTTCTTTCTAGCTACGTTTAAGTTTTCAGCTATTGTAGAAAATACCAATTTAACTTCTCTTACAGAGTTAGTTCTGTCAAAGTTTTCTAATACTTTTACTTTTTGTGATTCGTTTAAATCAAATGTTCTGAACAATTTGTTGGTGTAAAGAAGTTTAGCGTTTAAAAGATTTACTTCGTTGATTGTTGATTGTAGACTTTTGATAGTGTCGTAAGCTTCTTCCAATTCTGCTTCTAAATCAGCGGTTTCAGGTTCAACTTCATCTTCCATTTCAAGTTCTTCATCATCACCTTCCATTTCACGTAGGGCTTTGATTACTTCGTCTAAATCAAGTTCTTCATCTTCTTCGATTTCTTCCTCATCTTCTGTAAGTTCTTCTTCTTCATCTTCTTCAACGACTTCTTCGTCATCCATTTCAAGTTCTCTGATGATTGATTCTAAATCCAATTCGTCTTCATCTTCTTCAAGTTCATCATCCATTTCAAGTACTTCTTCTTCATCTTCTTCAAGTTCATCATCCATTTCAAGTACTTCTTCTTCATCTTCTTCAAGTTCATCGTCTTGCTCAACTACTTCTTCATCGTCTTGCTCAACTACTTCTTCTTCATCTTCTTCATAAACATCCTCTTCAAGTTCTTCGTCATCAAGTTCTTCAGCTAATTTAGCGGAAATCATAGATTGTAGTTTCGGGGTGAATGCTTCTTCCAAAGCCAATTTTGCGTTTGCCAAAGCAGTTTCTTTGACGGCTTTTGCATCTGCAATAGCTTCTGATAACAAGTCTTTTCTTGCCATGTAATTCTCCTTAAATTTTTTACGGAAATAAGATTATTGGAAATCTTAATAGAATAGTTTTTTTAAAAGTTTAATCATTTATTTGAAATGATATTTTTAACTTACAATAAATAGTGTCGTAAAATTGGAAACGATATAAAAGTGTTTATTATTTATCAAACATTCGTTTACGTTCTGACGACCTTTTTGCTTGTTCTTTAGTTTTTCTTTTTTTTGTGGATGGTTTTATATACTCTTTGCGAGTCTTTAATTCTTCAATCCTTCCGGATTCTTTTAGTTTTCTTTTCCACAATTTTATGGCAGGGTCTAATTGGTTATTAACCACTTTTACGGCAAAAGGATGTCCGTAAATTTCCATATCTTCTTTTGTAACTTTTTTAAAGAACTTTTTTTTGTTACTGTCTTTCATTTACTGAAATTTATTTTATTTTGATAAAACTTTGTTTTTGAGTAAATCCCAATTACGAGTAAAAAATACACCAAGAGAAAATCCTGCCCATATTTTGTATCCCATAATCCATAGAACACACCCAGCTAATAAACCAAGCACACCCTCAATTCCATTTGACTTTATCCAACTAGTTACTGTAGATACTGCCTTTTTTAGAATGTCTAATAATTTTTTCATACTTTATCCTATTTAGTTAATTAATATACAAATATAAATATTAAAATTTATTTAGTAATTTACTTTTTTATTATTTCAGTTAGTTTTGTAGATTCGTTTGTTGATTCACCAAATGCAGATTTATGGAATGTGAGTCCTTGTTCGTTTGTTGATTCACCGAATTGTTTAATATATTTTGGTTTGAATGCCTCTTCCCCTGCACCTGATACTCTACCTAATGTTTTCCAATCGTGTTGTTTGAATTGGAACTTCTGTCCAACTTTGATTAAGTCTAAGTAAACTTTTCTACGGTTTTTAGTATCGTTTGATTTACTGTATTTTTTATACTTACCAATCAAGTCTTTCATACCACCATCTCTTACAGATGTTTTAAAAGGTGATAATGCTTCGTTTACTGATTCCAACTTACCACCCATTTTATTATACATCTTTTTCAATCGAGCTAAGTGTTCTTCATCTCGTGCATTAGTGACCATACCTTGTTTCTTAATTTTATCTTGAAACATTTTTATAGCATCTTCCAATTTTTTGAGTTCATTGGATTCGTTTACTGATTCTTTAAGCGTAAACCCGTCGATATCAGAATACTTAAATTCTTTCTCATCTCCATCGTTAGGTATTAATGCCTTTACGGTATTATTGCCCCACATTGCAGTATTATCAGGGTTGCTTGAATCTGGATTGTAAATTATGTATTTTTTACCTTTTACAATAATGTAACCATCGTCATTATTACCTAAAGCCTTTAATAATTTTGCCTTATTAAATTTAGCTTCGTTTACTGATTTAACTTTTTTTTTAAGAATGTCAGTTAGCTTTGTGGATTCGTTTACTGATTCATTTAACCCATCGTGGATTTCATCCCAATCAACTTTATTCACATTGATGTCATCGTGGTTTTTTCCAAATAATTGTAAAAACACATCTTTAACTTGTCTTCCATCTCTAGCTCTTCTAGCTGTTTTATATGATGATTCATCGTTAGTCAACCAATTGTTAGCATTCCAAGTATCCCAATTTGTCCAACCATTATAATCTTCTTTTAATGATTCAAGCATTTCGGAATCTGTGAAATTTAAACTACGACCTTTTGCAACTTCTATACTTGTTGTACCTCTAAGTGATACTCTTAAATTATATCGTTGACCAGATTTTTCAGCTTCAAAGTTTCTTGTTGCTCCAGTCTTTTGACCATAACCCGTAATTTTATATGTACCATTTTTGGTTTTTATGGTATTACCTATTTTAAGTTTTTTAGCGGCCTTAGGACTGAGCATTGCTTCGTTTACCGATTCCTTTGCGAATTTCTTAGCATTTGCTTTATCATCTTTACCAACACTCTTAACTGGAAAAGTTTTACCATCAACTTCAAATTCATCTTCTCCTGCTGCAATTGCCTTTGCTCTTGCTGCCCCAAACTCATTACCTTCTTCAAGTTCGTTGATTTCATAGTATTTACCTAATACCTCACCAATCTCATCATAAGTAGATTCTAACCTTTGTTGTAGTGG